GTTTTGTAGGACTTCTATTCGACAATTGGCGCGGTACAATTAAGTATCGTATTCAAATTTGTTCGAGTAATTTTCACAAAGGGCGCATTAAGATAGTTTATGACCCCTATTACCAAGCGACGAACGAGTATAATACAAATTACACGTACATCGTTGATATTGCTGAAAATAAAGATTTCACAGTCGAAGTTGGATGGGGTTCACCATACCCCTGGCTTCGTACATCTACTCCTGGTTTGGATCCAGTACCCTTTAGTGGTTCAGCTTTTGGTTCGCCTTCTAGCTTTTCCTCTAACGGTGTGCTGAGCATCTTCGTGGTTAACGAACTGACCACACCCAATTCACCCGCAGCCGTCAAGATCAATGTGATGGTCTCGTGTGGTGATGACATCGAGTTTGGTGCGCCTAGCAACCGCTTGACAAATTATACCTACTTTCCTCAGTCTGGCTACGAAGCAGATGATGAAGAGGCAATTTTGTCTGGTGGTGATATCGACTACGCGCTTCACTCCATTCCTGAATACATCGACGCAATCGATGAGATCGAAGAAATTTCAGAAGGACTGGACCGCGATTTGCGCCGACTCAAGAGGCAGAAACTATTGCCTAGCAACTCTACTGGGGTTGCACTTCGGGCGACCCTGTGTATAGCACTCGTTACTTCGGTAACTGAGTTGCTGGCTGAGATCAAACATATCTCTGCCATCAAAGCTATGGAAAACTCCACACACTACTTACCACAATCTGGTGAGGACGTAGGAGCTGACCAAGAAAACACAGACGAACCCAGTGCACCTATGCAGACCCAAATCGTAGCATCGATGGGAGCCCACTTGTGGGAAACATCGCCTGTTACTAAAGTCTGTATGGGTGAGAGCGTTCAATCGCTCAGACAGCTCGTGAAAAGATACTCGACCGCAACTTGTTTCGGTCCCTCTGGAACACTTGCTTTTCACCTCGATTATATCCATCCCATGTTCCCATTATACAGAGGAACAGCACCCGCTGCAGTCCATACAGCAGGGGGTCCAATCGCGTACAATTATTATG